GCAGCGATGGAAGAAATACGAAAAATGCGTGAGTTACGCGCCAAGATATTAATGGAAATGAAGGGGGAACAGTAATGGCGGATAACGAGCAAAAAAAACCGGATACATCAGCAGAAAATATATTTCGCGTTGAAGGTGGTAAATACATCCACAACAACGTAGAAATTAATAAAGACGAATTTGATAAACGAAAAGCTGAAGCCGATGCTGCTATTCGTTCTGCACGCCCGGCTCCAAAAGAAAAACCGCGTTCAACCGCAGACCGTAAAGCAGCTGCGTTTTCTGAGTTAAAAAAAGGCGGCGAAGTTAAATTTGCTTCAGACCGTGTAAAACGTATAGATGGTATTGCACAGCGAGGTAAAACGAGAGGACGGGTTGGATAATGAACTGGTCAGACGCACTTAAAGCAATCATTCCTATTGTAGTCGCAAGCCTAGCTTGGTTGCTTGGTGAAGTTGGTTCATTCAATACCCGCCTGACTAAGATTGAAGGTCAGATGCCGACGTTGATTACTCCACAGGGTGTGCCAACTGACAGTCCGTTAAGTGCAGAGGCTAGGCACAAACTAAAAGAAGATATTTACAAAGACCTGCATGACCTTCAGGTTCGCATCAAACTAATGGAAGAAAGGGCTAAAAGATAATGCTGACACTACTTTCAACGCTTGTATCGTTTTTGATGGGCGGTCTGCCCAAGATACTGGATTTATTCCAAGATCGCGCTGACAAATCTCACGAACTAAAGCTGGCTCAGATGCAGACCGAGCGTGAGCTACAACTAGCTGCCGCAGGGTACGTAGCACAGCAACAGATTGAAGCTATTAAGTTAGATGAGATAAAGACGCAGACAGCTTCTGCGGAGAAAGTCTCGCTAATCGACGCACAACAAGCAGAGATGAGTGCCATCTACGCCCACGACACTAGTTTAAACGAAGGCACATCCACATGGATGAAAGATTTCCGCGCTAGTGTTCGTCCTGTAATTACTTACGGGTTCTTCTTTTTACTGGTTGGTATTGACGGTGTGCTGGCATACAAAGGGTTGACTAGCGGCGTGGAGTTTAATGCGTTGGCTGACCAGCTTTGGGATAACGAAACTCAGGCGCTCTTCGCTTCGATTATTGCGTTCCATTTCGGTGGACGGGCGTTTGGGAAATGATTAGCCCCAGAGCCTTAAAGATGATCAAGCACCATGAGGGGGTAAGGATTAAACCTTACCGATGTCCTGCACGACTTTGGACTGTTTGCGTTGGGCATGTAATTGAACCAGCCCATGCAAGAGTGCCGTTTGAAGACAGGCTACATTTGCCTTGTCCAGAGGGCTGGAACCGCGTATTTACATTGGAAGAAGTGGATGCCATACTTGCAAAAGACCTTGAGCGTTTTGAACGCGGAGTTCTTAAATATTGTCCTAGCGCTGGTAGTCGCCAAGCTTGGTTGGACAGTCTGGTCAGTTTTAGTTTTAACCTAGGGTTGGGTACGCTACAACGTAGCACACTGCGACAGAAGCATAATCGTGGCGACTATGAAGGCGCTGCCAACGAACTTTTAAAGTATTGCAAAGCTGGCGGTAAAGTCCTACGAGGTCTTGAAAACCGTCGCAAAGACGAACGCGCACTATACCTTAGCTAAGTAGAAGAGACTTTAATGTACCTAACTAGCAACATACCTTACTTTAAATGCTGGGTTAGAAAAGAGTTTACTAATGGTCATCAAAAGTACCATGGTGAATTCATACACGCATTAGCTGTTGCTGTTACTACCATGCCTGACCGGTCTTTGAGCTTTCAGGTTATTTTTACCGGATGTGAAGCAGACGACGGAAGTCAGCCAAATGTCCATGGCGGGGCAATGTGGGCACGGATGCCACTTACTGCGCTAGTGGGCGATATACCTTTGGAGGTATGGCCCGAGCGTATGCAAACACATCTTGCACAGCCTTGGGATTGCAATTCTTACAACCACACAATTATCAGCATCGATCGTGCAAAACCTTCGCCTTGGCTATGTAAGATCAATAATGAGTTCCACACAGGCCGATATTTGTTTACAGTAGATTATGCCGAGAGTGAGGTGTCGGAAGACCCTTCTCAACATAAGCAAAGCCATGTATTAATATTGACAGATGCAGGCAAGTGGACAGGCAATGTAGTAGCTTTACCTAACAATCGTGTGCGTGTCACTAGCCCAGCGTACTGGGTCACGGGCGAAGGAGCACCTGATTTTCGACCCAGCCAATGGATTCAGTGTGCCGAGCAGGATGATTCATACATGGACCCCGAGGCTACTTTTAATAATTTGTACAAGGAGTAATAGCATGACAAAGTCGAAGATGATGGCAAGCGGTGGCATGATGCAATCAAAGATGATGGCAAGCGGTGGCATGATGAAAAAAGGCTATGCAGCAGGCGGTGCGGCGATGCCCATGGTCATGAAAGACGGTAAAAAAGTTCCGAAATTTGCTGCTGATGGTAAGGGCAAGATGGCAAAAGGCGGTATGGTTAAATCAAAAATGGCTGCAGCTGGTGGCATGGCTAAAGCAAAAATGACTAAGAAGAAATAATCATGGCAACGAAACCCGGTCTTTACGCCAATATTGCAGCAAAGAAAAAACGCATCGCTGCTGGTTCTGGTGAAAAAATGCGTAGCGTAGGTGCAAAAGGCGCTCCTACAAAAAGTGATTTTATTAATTCAGCAAAAACGGCTAAACCTAGAAAAATGGCAAAGTCTCGTAAAGGGTGAGTAAATGGCAAAGTCTCCGGCATGGCAAAGAGCAGAAGGGAAAAGTCCGGCGGGTGGTTTAAACGCGAAAGGACGCGCTTCGGCCAAGAAGCAGGGGATGAACTTAAAGCCTCCTGCCCCTCACCCAAAGACCAAGGAATCCGCTGGTCGCAAAGCATCGTTTTGCGCTCGTATGACGGGAATGAAGAAGAAGTTAACGTCAGCAAAGACAGCCAAAGACCCGAATAGCCGTATCAACAAGTCGTTAAAAGCGTGGAATTGCTAATTACCTTGAAAAATAAATGGCTTATCTAAGACTAACTTTAAAGCCCGGTATTGATAAACAAAATACCGAATACGGCGCAGAAGGCGGATGGATCGATGGCGATTACATCCGCTTTCGCTATGGCCTGCCTGAAAAGCTAGGTGGCTGGACGCAGTTTGGAGACACGTTAGTTTATTTAGTAGGAGTAGTTAGCGAAGTTTTTTCATGGAATTCGTTAGAGGGTGTACCTCATCTTTTGGTTGGAACTACACGTAAGCTGTATGCCTATGTGGGTGGCACATGGGGAGATGTAACGCCGTTGAGGGTTACTACCGCAGCGGGAGACGTTACCTTTGCCGCGACTACCGGCAGTGATTTAGTCACGGTAACGGACTCGCTTCATGGAGCCATTAACGGAGATTTTGTCACCTACAGTGGAGCAGTAAGTCTAGGCGGAAATGTTACCGCTACTTATCTCAATCAAGAGTTTGAAATCCAAGAAGTATTAACCACAAGTACGTACAAAATTAAAATAGGTGTAACCGCTAATGCTTCAGACAGCGGCAATGGTGGTGGGGCTGTTGTAGGTAAGTACCAGATCAACATCGGCTCCGCCGTTAACTATTTTGACTACGGTTGGGGAACGGGTACTTGGGGTCTATATTCGTGGGGAACACCGCGTCCTGCTTCAGCTGGTTTAACGCTCACCTCGCGGGTGTGGCAGTTAGATACTTTTGGCGAAGATGTAATTTGTCAGATCGTAAGTGGTGGCATCTATTTGTTTAATACCAGTGCGGGCGTGGTAAACAATCGTGCTACTGCAATTGCGGGTGCGCCTACTAAAAGTGAATACGCATTAGTGTCTACCCCAGACAGGCACCTTGTTTGTTTTGGTACCGAATCAGTTATCGGTGACCCCACAACGCAAGACCCGATGTTTGTTCGCTTTTCTAATCAAGAGGACATAAACACGTTTGCTGAATCCGCTATTAACACAGCGGGTGGTCAACGTTTAACAGACGGCAGTACGATTGTTACGGCATTCCGTTCTCGCGGACAAATTATCATGTTAACGGACACCTCCATACATGGCATGCAGTATGTGGGTCCTCCTTACACGTTTGGTTTTCAACAGTTAGGAAGTAACTGCGGGTGTATTGGACCGCATGCCGGAGCTGACGTTAATGGCGTGGCGTTTTGGATGGGAACTGAAGCTTTTTACATGTTTAACGGTACGGTAAATAAGCTTCCAAGTACGGTTCAAGATTATGTGTTTAAAGATATTAATCTTGTTCAATCCACTAAAGTACACATAGGCATTAACTCTCAGTTCAACGAAGTAACGTGGTGGTATTGCTCCGCAACGTCTGACTACCTTGATCGTTTTGTTACGTTCAATTATCTAGAAAATGTCTGGTCCATTGGGTCAATGGCAAGAACATCATGGGTGGATATTGGTACTTACACTAAGCCCATTGCCTCTGAGTATTTACCTAGTAGCACTGCTGCTTCTATCTCTACTATTTATGGTTTAACAGCCGGTCGCTCGGTCTTGTATAACCAAGAGGATGGGAAAAATGGCAACGGCTCACCGATCACGTCGTACATCACATCAGGTTATTTTGACATTGGTGACGGCGACAGCATGTTGTACATGCGTCGTTTTATTCCTGACTTTAAAAATCAAATCGGGGATTTAACCGTACACCTGTTGTTACGTGCCTATCCTCAAGCAACAGCAAGTCCTAGTTCATTAGACCCGTACATTATTACGCCTACTACTGAAAAGGTAGATACTAGGGCACGTGGCAGGCAGATTAGTTTGCGTATTGAAAGTTCTGCGCTAGGTGATAACTGGCGATATGGCACGTTGCGTGTAGACATTCAACCGGATGGTTTGAGATGAGTAAGATTACTAACGTTCGTCTGCCGAATGCGGCAGCGGGCGATTACAATCCGGACCAGATAAACCAGCTTATCCGCTCGTTGGAACAAGTCATTCTTCAGCTTAATAGTACGTACACCCCGATAGTTACGGAGAACAAAGATGCGGCGCTTACATGGTATGAAGCGGGTTAAGTAATGGCTAATAAATACCTACGAAAATACTCAAATCCTGCGGCTGCGACGGAAACGACGATCTATACCGTTCCGGATGCCAACACAGGTATTTTGCGGTCGTTACGAGTAACTAATTTTGGGTCGTCAGGTAGCGCAACAATTACGGTTATCCAATACGTAGGGGCGACAGCAAATTATTTGTTAAAAGGATATACGCTGGCGCACAGCACTACGTTTGACGTGTTTAACGGAATACCGTGCATCGTAGAAGCGGGGGACATTATTAAAGTAACATCCTCCCATGCGAATGTGACTTTTTATTTAAGCTATCTAGAAGTAGACAGAAACTAATGATTTATCACATAATTCTAGCCAACTTCGCGTTTGTAACGCGCGGCCCCGTGCGGCCATTGGCTACTTTTGAAAGGTACGAACATGGCTGACGCGATGCAGGGGATTATGTCCCTAGGCGCTGGAGCGCCCGAAGGTGCTCCACCCTCCCCTACTCCTGAAATTCCTCCAGAGGCGTTTCAAGGATTTTCCATGGCGCAGCAGGCAACAGGCGATCCGCGTCAAACAACAAAAGACATGATGGACTCCATGCAGGAGGCTGACCCTGAACTGATTTTACAGTTTAGGCAGACGCTTGCGTCCATTGATATGCCCGATGAGTTGATGGATGCCATGGGCAAGATGGTGGATTTAATCCTTTCAGACCCTTCGCGGTATGCAGAAATCCGTCAAGAACTTATAACAGAAGGTGTTCCAGAAGAACTATTACCTCCTGAGTTTGATCCTGCCTACTTCATGGCGTTTAACGTCGTACTAGATGAAATAGCTGAATCAAAATCTCCTGCAACACAAGGCTCTTCTATTCAAGCCTTTGCTAGGGGTGGCATTGCTACATTAAATCCGGTCATGCAAGGCGTTGCCAGCATGGGCCGCAACCAAGATACCCAACTAGCACACCTTATGCCTTCGGAAGCTCGTATGCTTCGCCGCTATGGCGGTTCGGGCGCTATGAATCCCCGTACAGGTCTTTCGGAATATGGGTTTTTAGGTAGCATTGGTAAGGCAATTGGCGGTGCTTTTAAATCGGCAGCAAAAGCGGTTACTGGCGCTGTTAAAGGTATCGTTAAAGGTGTAACGGGAGCCATTAAAAGCATTACGTCGAGCACTATTGGTAGGATGGTTTTAACCATCGGCGCTACGATGATATTGGGTCCAATGATAGCTCCTTATCTAGCCACAGTTGGTTTAGCGGGAGCTGCCACAGGTATTACAGCGGGCCTAGTAAGCACAGGTATTTCTTTGGCTACTGGTGCAAGCCTTAAGGATTCGTTAAAGCAGGGCTTAATTGCAGGCGTAACAGCGCAGGCCTTTCAGTATGGTTCAGATAAACTAGGCTTTAGTGCCGCTAAACCCGGACAAGGTGCTCCTGTTGTGGACAAAGCAGTAGTTAACGTTGACGGCAAACTAGTTAATGCAGCCGAATTCATAGATGATGCTGGTGGACCAGCTGTTACGGGTAAGGTTCCCAACGTACCTAGCATGACTCAAACCTCAGAACTAACTTCTAACACCGCCTTAACGTCTACGGGGGACGATCAGGTAAATGCCGCAAGGGATGCGATGTTTAGTAAAGCTAATGCAGCTAATGCAGCTCCTGCGCCAGTACGTGCAATTAGCGATTATCAATATAAGATTGATGCCTCGGGCAAGGCTATCAGCCCTAATTTAACAGGGTCCGAGCTTCAAGCAAAGATAGGTAATCTTCCTAATAACGTATACGAAACACCTGATATTCGTACGATAGCTGATTACCAAATGCCCCGTACACCGGGCGCTGGTGACTTAATTAAACAAGGTAAGTATGATGAAGCAGCTTCTTCGGTGTATAAGAGCACTTCAGATACTTTAGGCAGGGCATACGACACTGCAGCAGATGCGGCTAAAAGTGTTTATCAGGGTGGAAAGGATATTTATAAAGAATATCTTTCCCCAGCAGGCATTCAGTCGCGAGGTGCAGCCGACGCTATATTAGAGGTTCAAAATCAGTTTCCGGGTACTACGGTAGAGCAAATAAGAACGGCCCTCCCAAACTCAATCATAGGGGAAGCGTACAAAAACGCTCTTCCTAGCGCACTTGAAAAATACGCTCCGTTAGCCCTCGCGGGTACGGCAGCCGCGTATGGCTTGGGCGCGTTTGAAGGACAGCCTGCGGAAAAGCCTGAACCACCTACTTTAGGTAGCGATGTTTTTGCTGCTAATCCAAAAGATTATCTGGTCCCTCCCGGAGGCGTGGCTACTCAGTACTACGGCGGCGTTCAGGGCGCTCAATATGGTGCGCAAAGAATGAAAGCAGGTGGTATTGCAGACCTTCCTACTAAGTTTCCTCGTAAGAACGGTCCAATAAATGGCCCCGGCACTGGCACGTCAGACGATATCCCTGCCATGCTGT